CTATCTGGATCTTGTACAAAGTAAGAAAACCCTAATTGCACAATTAGAAAAACGTCCTAACAGTAAAGTCCTGAAACGAGCAATTAATGATTGTAAAAAATCCATCATGAAACTTGTTAAAAAAGCTAGAAATAAAAACGCCAAGAATTATCATAAATTAATTACAAAAGATAAGAAACGCAAAAATGAAGTGGATTATTTTAAGAAAAAATTGTCTAATAAAGAACAATTACGTGTTATGAAAGAATTAAAGGAAATCAATAAACATATCAATGTGGATAAACCATATCGTCTAGCTTTATTAGATACAAATATTCCTCATAAATTCAAAGCAGTCGCTATGCAAAGGTTGAATGTTTTACGAACAATGGAACCTGGAGATCCTGAATATTATAAAATCAAAATGTGGGTAGATGCCTTTATGCGTATTCCATTTGGAATTTATCGTAATCTATCTATTAGAATGGATGATGGAATGGTAGCCTGTAATGAATTTATGATGAATGCAAAACGAACATTAGATACATGTGCATATGGATTAGACGATGCCAAATTGCAAATTATGCAACTTATGGGACAATGGATCTCTAATCCATCTGCAATGGGTACTGCTATTGCCATTAAAGGACCAATGGGTACGGGCAAAACTACATTGGTGAAGGAAGGTATTAGTAAAATATTAGGCAGAGAATTCTCCTTTATTGCTCTTGGTGGAAACGGTGATAGTAGTTTCTTGGAAGGTCACTCCTATACTTATGAAGGCAGTTCATCCGGTAAAATTGTACAAATATTGATGGATAGTAAATGTATGAATCCTATTATTTACTTTGATGAATTGGACAAAGTCAGTGATACACCAAAAGGTGAAGAAATCATTGGTATTCTAACCCATTTAACCGATACTACACAAAATAGTGAATTCCACGACAAATACTTTTCAGAGGTTAGTTTTGATTTGAGTAAATGTTTATTCATTTTCAGTTATAACAATGAAGAAAAGATCAATCCTATTTTAAGAGACAGAATGTATCGTATTCAAACAAAGGGATATGACAATAAAGAAAAAATTATTATTGCAAGAGACCATCTTTTGCCAAAAATCCGCGAACAAGTTAACTTTTCCGAAGACGATGTTATCATTCCCGACGAAACAATCCAACATATTGTTTCCACTCCACATCTCACACATAAAGAACAAGGTGTTAGAAATTTAAAACGTTGTCTTGAAATCGTACATACCAAGTTGAATTTGTTCCGTCTTGTAGATAAAGATTCGGAATTGTTTAAAAAAGATATGAATATCAATGTGCAATTCCCATTTACTGTTACAAAAGAACACGTTGACATATTCATTAAAAATGATGAAGGTATTAATCAAAGCGTATTAGCCATGTATATCTAATCTGTACAAAACTATTTATCATGTAAAGATTTAAAAATATAAACATATATTTTTTAATGAACGAAATTGATCAATGTATTACAATCAAAAAAATTATTGAAAATAATCCGAAAACAGATAATACACGTGTCGTATATAATCATGTTTGTGCTGTTTTGTTTGAAACATGTAATCATTATTTAGTGCACGATTATATTGATATTAATATTGATAAAAGTGTATCTATTTGTTATTGTTCAAAGTGTATGTTAACCATCCATGCTGATTTCATTTATTCCTATTTAAAATTTAAATTAGATAATACAAAAAGAAAAGAATGGTCCTTTTATTATAATAACATTCATTACTGTATGACCGACTTTTTTATTGATAATGACAAAATCGTCATTACAGTGTTTTTAAATAATATTAGTAAATCTAGAAAACCAAATTGTTTCCATTTTAAGGGAATTGACTTTATCAATACGCATGTTTCCGATACACATATAGTTATGACTTAATATACACCTTTGCATGTTCATTGATATAATATAAATAAATAATGGTATAAATACAATATGTAAATCATGTATTATGAATAAGATTGAATCTGGAGACAAATTGGATTTTAATAATGTATTAATTCGCCCCAAGCGATCCACATTAAATAGTAGACGTGAAGTTGATTTAACCCGTGAATTTAAATTTAAATATTCATCACAAATATGGAATGGAATTCCCATTATTGCAGCAAATATGGACTCCACTGGTACATTTGAAGTATATAAATGTTTATCTACCTTTTCTATTGTTACTGCTCTTCATAAATTTTATACGATAGAGGATTATGTGCAGTTTAATGAAACCAAACCGGATCCAAATTTATTTATGATTTCAACAGGTATTAATGATGATGCTATATCTAAATTAAAGGCGGTATTCCAAGTGATTCAATGTAATTGGATTTGTATTGATATTGCAAATGGTTATATTTCAAGATTGGTTGAATTTTGTCAAGAGGTTAGAAAGGAATTTCCGGATAAGATTATTGTTGCAGGGAATGTGGTTACAAGAGAAATTGTAGAAGAACTCATATTAAATGGTAAAGTGGATATTGTTAAGGTGGGTATTGGTCCTGGAAGTGCATGTACTACTCGTTTAAAAACAGGTGTTGGTATGCCACAATTATCAGCAGTATTAGAGTGTTCGGACGCTGCACATGGTGTTGGAGGACATATCATATCTGATGGTGGAATAACATGTCCAGGTGATATGGCAAAAGCATTTGGCGGAGGTGCGGATTTCGTTATGGTGGGGGGTCGTTTTGCAGGTCATGACGAAAATCCTGGAGAAATCGTAGAAGAAGCGAATGGTAAACAATACAAAATGTTTCATGGAATGAGTTCAGACAAAGCACAAAAAACACATTATGGTAAAATGAACGCGTATAGAGCGTCTGAAGGTAGAGTATTGAAAATACCGTATAAAGGTAGTTTATATGATACTGTAAATGATTATTTGGGTGGGTTGCGAAGCACATGTACCTACATTAATGCGGCTAAAATGAAAAATATGGCGAAATGTACAACTTTTATTCGGGTTTCACAACAAGTCAATGATTTGTTTGCTTCGTCTTCTAGTTAAATTCATTATTATTGATATTTACAATAATGAATTAGATATGATGATAATTAGTTTGCGATATCGTCAGTGTATCCGCCTTTGTTACCTCCACGTGTTCCTAATAATTTGATTTGGTTTTGATCTAAACACAAACCACCCATTGAGTTGGATAAACCAGAGCTCTTTCCAACACATTCTAGACTACCTTTGGATGCACCAATAGTATCAATCTTGGCAGACTCGGTTACAGGTGTACAGAATATACCTTCAAAACCGAAAATCTTTTTACAACCTGCTTGAGGATCATTAATCAAATGTTGTTTGTTTGTGTCCATAGCACTGTTTGATTCCTTGTTGGAATAATCCAAGATTTCACGATTCGCTTTAAACCCTTCAAAATCCGAGTGTTTTTTGAAAATGGTATCTTGGTAATGAGGTTGAACCTTTGTGCAAGACATCATTGTTACGGAAGCAATGACTAAAATAAATAATACGATCACTAAAATATTGAAAATGTTTAATTTCATTATACATATTCTTAAGATAAAAACTTTTATTAAACTCATTGAATTTACTAAAGTTGTTTGTCAAAAAAATACATAAACAAATGACTTTTTTTATATTAATGTCTACTTTGTCAGATAATGAACGTTTAAATCTTCAAAAAATGATTAATGATTCTGATTGTGAAGATAATACTACACAAATTAGGGAATTGAAACACAGTATTTTACTTCGTGACAATATTCGTAAATTGGATACATATAAAAAACAAAACAGATTACTAAAAGAAGCAAATTATCTTGAATATATTGATAAGGCTAAAGTAGAAAGTCCTTTTTTGTTTAATAGTTACACCGATATTTTTAATAGAATTATGAAAGATGAATTGGATTTGGAAATTATGACGAAATTGTTAATCGTACTTAAAATGATTGAAGATGGTAAAATTAATCAACACGAGGGCTCCGTAATGGTCGGAAAAGTTTTGAAAGAATTATATGTTGATAGTGCATTAAAACGTGGAGAAAATATAGATGATGATTCTGGTGTTAATGACGCAAATACTGCAAATGAAGGTAAAAAGATATCTTGGAAGGAGTATAAACAGATGAACATGTGAGAAATCTACATACGGTAATGATATAAAGAGTTATGCAGTAAATGTGTATATAGAGATATGTCTGACTTCACGATTGGAGATTCTTTTTTCACGCCTATTTTGTATAATAATTATCCCGAATTCATGTGTAGTATGATAAACAAATGTGAAAGTACGAAAGATGAGTTCTCTTTGTTGAAATTAGTGGTTACGAATAAAGATTTGATTGATGTATATAAGGAAAAAATAAGACAGCATAATGCTAATTTTAAAGAAAAGGTGTTTATGGATTCTGGATTTGATTTGTTTGTTCCACAAGACCATGTATTTAATGAGGATTCGGTTTCCTTTGATACACACTATGTAAACTTGGGTGTGAAGGCGGAATTGATTCAATGTAAATTTGCTCCACACAAGATTGAAACGATTACTTCGGCGTTTTATTTGTATCCTAGATCAAGTATGTCAAAAACGCCATTGATGATGGCAAATCATACGGGTATTATTGATTCTGGTTATCGTGGAGACTTGATTGTTGCATTGCGTTGTCTTGATAATAAACCATATACTTTAAAGGAGCAAACGAGGCTCGTGCAGATTTGTGATCCAAAATTAAAACCGATTTATGTTGTATTGGTGGAAGAAGATGAATTGAGTACTACAGAAAGAGGTGAAGGTGGGTTTGGTTCTACTGGAGTATAAATATATATGTATAATTTATGAGTAGTAATTTTACATTCATAAATGACGAATGTGTGGAGGTATATAAAGGGAGTAATTATGATAAAAAATGTAAAAAGAGTAAACGGGTGATGGTATTTGATTTAGATGAAACACTCGGGTCATTTATTGAATTAAATTTATTGAACAATATTATTGAACAAATAGGTAAAAACAACTGCAATATATCGTTTGATGAATTATTAGATATATATCCAGAATTCTTGCGAAATAATATTATACACATATTAAAATATATTTATAGACAAAAAAAGAAGAAAAAGTTGGATAAATTGTATTTATATACGAATAATCAGAGCAGAGGTGAGTTTGTTGACAATATTATTTCCTATTTTACAAATAAAGTCGCAAAAAATAAAGACAAATTGTTTGATCAGATTATTTATGCATTCAAAATAAATAATCAAATTGTTCAGATAGGTAGAACCACTCATAATAAGACATATCAAGACTTTATTCAGTGTACTTTATTACCGAAAAACACACATGTTTGTTTTATTGATGATTTTAATTTTGATGAAATGAAAAAGGAACAGATTTATTATATACAACCGAAACCTTACCGGCATGGTCTTTCTAGCAATGAAATAATTGATCGTTTATATCAATCTCCATTTTTTGAAATGATTGATCCACACATGTTAGCAATAAAAGAACTCTTTTTTTCTAAATGCATTCAATCTAAAATATATAGTTTACATTCCGCACGTAACGATGCTTTTAAAGAAATGCAAGATGAAATATCCAAAAAAATCATGTATTATGTAAAGGATTATTTTTATATTACGAATAAGATTGATTGTACTAGAAAGAAGAAGAAGATGATTAATCATTTTACTAGAAAAAACAGGGGCGATAAGAGGTTTACACATTAAAGATTTAGAATGATACTTGGTATTTTCGCTGATATACGAATTATTTTTGAGAATATTCGTATGCCATTACGATGAGTTGTTCGGCTTCGTTCATTTTTTGGAATGTGATGCAATCATCAAAACGGTATTGTACAAACCTGCGTGCAGAATTTAAACACACAATTACGGTACCTTTGTTTCCGAATTTTATATTCATGACAATTCCTCCGTTCGTTAGTTTCCCCGTTGATTCCTGAATCCATCTTACATTTTTTCCTTTATGTAATTCATGTAACTCATCTACATATCTATAGCCGATTAATTTATCACAATATTCTCTTTTCGTTTCAATTGGTATGTCTATTTTCATAATGGCATTAAAAATCTCTTCATTGATCGTTTTCATAGTTTTGTTCTCTAAATAATTGTTTTTATCGTCTTCAATAGAATTGATTAATTGATTTATATCTATACTGGACAATAATGACGGATCTGTCATTGCGGCTTCAAATATTTCGTTCACTTCATTCTTTTCGCTCATATATCTAGTAATAATATAATTTTAAATCTATTAGATAAATTTCTATTATTATGATATGACCGATGTCATTAATATACATCATAAAAATTACATTATTCAAGATAGAATAGGAAGTGGTAAGTTCGGATCCGTATACAAAGGATATCATATAAGAACAAATAATAAAGTTGCAGTCAAGGTGGAGTCTTGTAATTCTAGTTATATTACACTTAAAAATGAAGCAAAAATATTGAGATATTTATCTGACAATAAGTGCAGAGAAGTGCCTTCTATACATTGGTATGGTAACAT